AAGCCACCGCACTGAAAACAGCGGCACAGTCCACAGCGGATTGGGAACGCATCATGGCAGAGGCTTCCAAGAACTCGTGGAAAGACGAGTGGTTAACGATAGTGTTCAGCATACCCCTGATACTTGTTTTTATACCAAGCATGGTAGGACATATCCAAGCGGGGTTCAACGCATTGGCAACTTTGCCGATTTGGTATCATGAGATTCTCATGGTAATTGTATTAGCATCCTTTGGTGTCAAAGCAGGTAAGGGTGTTATGGAAATGATGGGGAAAAAGTAATGGCATATTCAACTGGTAAAAAGACTACAAAGTCTAAAAAGTCTTTCACTCCTTGTGCAGGTTGTCCAAACAAGACTAAATGTCGAGCAATGGGTAAGTGCATGAAGAAAGGCCGTAAGTAATGCCAAAGGCCAAAAAGAAAGCTAATGACGCTTGTGCTAAGAAGGTCAAGGCTCGTTACAAAGTCTGGCCTTCAGCCTATGCTTCAGGTGCTGTAGCCAAGTGCCGTAAGGTTGGTGCTAAGAACTGGGGAAACAAGAGTGGCCGTAAGAAAAAGTAAAAAAGGTGCGGCACTTAAAAAGTGGTTTAAGGAAGAATGGATAGACCTCAAAACAGGGAAGGCTTGTGGACGCAAAAGCGCAAAGGGAGATTCCAAACGCCCTTACCCTTCATGCCGTCCAAAGGCAGTAGCGGCCAAGATGACCAAAGCAGAGAAAGCTTCAAGCACCCGCAGAAAGACAGGCCCTGCAAGAATCAAACACAAAGTTACTGCATCAGGTAGACGGAGAAAGTAATGGCTACTAAACGTGTCAACAAAAAAGCAATGAAGTGTAACTCTCCTCGACGTACTCCAGGGCATTCTAAAAAATCTCACATTGTTAAAGCTTGTTCAAACGGTAAAGAAAAAGTTATACGGTTTGGTGAGAAAGGTGCTAAGACTGCAGGAAAGCCTAAAGCAGGTGAGTCAGCACGTATGAAAGCAAAACGTAAATCATTTAAAGCTCGTCATGCTAAAAACATTGCCAAAGGTAAAATGTCAGCGGCATACTGGGCTAATAGAGTTAAATGGTAACACTTGACAAATTTAAAAAAATGTGCTATAATATGAATCTCTTAAGTAGGAAACGCAAATGACGTATCTTCAAATTGTAAATAATGTTCTTAAACGCTTAAGAGAGCGTACTGTCTCTACAGTCAACGAGACTTCTTATTCTACACTCATTGGTATGTTAGTCAATGATGCAAAACAAGAAGTTGAGCAGGCTTGGGATTGGTCTGCGTTGCGTACAACTTTAACTGCAACAACTACTGCAGGTGCTTTTGCTTACGAACTTACAGGTTCAGGCGATACACTAAAGATTCTTGATGTTGTGAATGATACAAGTAATACATTCATGACTTATAAAACTGCGCATGAGTTTAATAACTATTATTTAAATACAACTCCAACGCAAGGCTCTCCTAGATACTACAGCTTTAATGGTTTAGACGATAATGGTGATACAATCGTTGAAGTATATCCTCCACCAGATGGTGAGTATTTAATTCGCTTTAATATTATTGATCGTCAAACTGATTTGTCTGAAGACACTGATGTACCTGTGTGTCATAACAAAGCAATTGAAATGCTTGCGTATGCTAAAGCTGTAGAAGAGCGTGGCGAAGACGGTGGTACTGCAAGTCAATCTGCATACAACACAGCAAACCGTGTGCTTAACGATGCGCTCTCTATTGACCAAGCTAAACACCCTGAAGAACTTATTTGGACAACACCATAATGGCCGCCCCTTTACAGTCAGCTAGTATTGCCGCACCGGGCTTCTTTGGATTAAACACCCAAGAGTCTGGTATTACGCTTGAGTCTGGCTTTGCATTACAAGCTACCAACTGTGTAATTGATAAGTTTGGACGTTTAGGTGCTCGTAAAGGATGGGTATTTTTAGACGAGTCTACTGGTGTTGGTCTTCAAGGTATGCATCGGTTTGTTGATATTGACGCAACAGAATACTTTGGTGCTTGGTCAGATACAAACTTTTACATTTACTCTGCAGGCACACTAACGTCTGTTACATACTCAGGATCACAGTCGATTACTGAAGGTAACTGGCAAGCTGTGACACTAAATGATGCGGCATACTTGTTCCAAGCAGGATACGAACCATTATTCTTTGACACTGTTTCAGGCGAAGTCAAAGATATGAGCGATGCATTAAGTACCGCTACAGTTACAATTAATTCAAACTCAACGACTGCAACGGTTACACATACAAGTCATGGGTTTACATCAGGCAATCCTGTTACAATCAGTGGTGCTAATGAAGCTGTCTTTAATGGTACGTTTACTGTTACGGTGACAGGCACAGACACCTATACGTATACAATGCCAAGTTCTAATTCTAACAACCCTGCTACAGGTACAATTACAGCCGCTTGGTATCATGATGTACCTCCTGAAGCAAACGTAGCATTGTCAGCTTATGGTCGCATTTGGGCGGCATCGACAGCTACTAACAAAACAACATTGTATTGGTCTAACTTGCTTGACGGCACAGACTGGGATGGAGGCACAGCAGGAAGTTTAGACATTTCTGGTATTCTTGTGTACGGCAACGATGAGATTATTGCATTAGGCGCACACAATGGTTTCTTAATTGTCTTCTGTAAAAACAACATTATTATCTTTGGTGACAGCGACACTGCTCAAACCTATCTTGACCCTACCACACTACAACTGGTAGAAGTTATCAACGGTGTTGGGTGTATTGCAAGAGACAGCTTACAAAACACAGGTACAGATATTTTATTCTTGTCTGACTCAGGCTTGATGTCGTTAGGGCGAGTCATTCAAGAGAAGTCAACACCAATGCGTGACTTGTCAAGAAACGTGCGTGATGATTTGGTACAGCTAATTGAATCTGAGACACCTGCTAATATTAAGTCAGCATACTCAGCAACCAATGCATTTTATTTACTTGCATTTCCAACAACTAAACAAGTGTATTGTTTTGACATGAGGGGGCCATTACAAGACGGCAGTGCTCGTGTGACCATTTGGAACAACATGGAGTTTACAGACTGGCTTGGGTTTGATGGTGAAGTATACATGACTCATGCAGATGGCCTTGCTAGGTATGCAGGCTACCAAGACAATGGTCAGTCATATCGTATGGTGTACTTTACAAACTACTTTGATTTAGGCGCGCCGTCACAAACAAAGATCCTTAAGCGTCTGTCTATGACCGTTATTGGAGCCACAGGACAGGACTTTGTTGTTAAGTCAGGATTTGACTACAGTGACCAATACAACTCCTATCCGCTAACAGTACGTACAGGCACAGTGTACGAGTATAATATTACTGAGTACAACATTGGTGAATACTCAGGTGGCACATTGGTTGACACAGTGCGTGCGCCGGGATCAGGTAGTGGATCAGTATTACAATTAGGATTTGAAGCAGACCTTAACGGTGGTGCTTTGTCAATTCAAAAAATGGATGTCTATGTTAAACAAGGTAGGACAATCTAATGAGTTCATATACTAAATCAACAGACTTTGCTTCTAAGGATGCACTGCTCACAGGTAACCCGCTTAAGGTTGTCAAGGGTACAGAAATTGACGATGAGTTCAATGCTATTCAAACAGCAATAAACTCTAAAGCAGACACTAACTCTCCTGCACTTTCTGGCACACCTACGGCCCCTACAGCATCTGCAGGAACATCAACAACACAGATCGCAACAACAGCATTTGTTGATAACACTTATGCTCCTATTGCATCACCTACGTTGACTGGTACACCCTTAGCTCCTACAGCTACAGCGGGTACGAATACAACACAGATTGCGACCACTGCTTTTGTTACTGCCGCTGTTGATGCTATTCCAGACCTAGAGTATGCATCGCAAACAACCAAAGGTGGTGTAAGAGCTTACATTTCAAGCGGTGACTTGTACATTTATACTCAGGACTAATCATGGCAATTGTATTTAACGGTGCAGTATTAGATTGGTATCAAGAGTCAGTGTACATGAATGGCACTGCTGTAAGTACGCCCGATTCACCGGGAGATGTTTACTTTAATGGAACTCGTGTGTTTGGTCTGACCAGTCCTGCATTTAGCTCAGAGACTACACTGACTACATTAAACCTTGCTCCTGATTCTTCTGATATTGAAAACTGGGTATCTGGATTAACAACAGAAATTACAGATGCATTTCATTCACACAGCTATGCTCAAGGGCCGGGGACAGATACAATCTATAGAATGTATTTAAAAGAAGGCTACCGATGGGTTACAGGTGATGGAACATTTGTAGGTAGCGCAAGCCCCGGAACTCAAGTTGATGCATACTCCGGTAAATCTGTCACAGGATTTAATACATCACACAACGGTGGAGTAAGCGGCACACTACGTAGAGACGATGGCGTTTGATAAAAACACCAGTAGCAATACAGCCTGCATACACGATTTACTTTGAACGGTTTGCAGATAGAACTTGGACTCACGCAGATGTACACAAGTGGACCCCAAGTATTAAAAAAGAATTTGAACAAGTACATGGACTTTTACAGATGATGCACGGACAACCGTTTTTTTGTTTGACTGACAACCCCAAATTGGAGAAGTTCGTACAGTCTCTTGGTTATCAATATGTACAAACATTATCGTGTGATGATGGAATAGATAGACCTATGTGGAGATATACAAATGGGTAATATCGTAGGCGGTATCACTAACGCCTTATTTGGAAAAGGTGGTGCGGGTGTCGCCGGGGAAGCGGTGGCTCGTGCTCGTGAGTTAGGTAAAGATGCAGTCTTTAAACCTTTTACCGTTACAACTGCATCAGGCACAGCAGGCTATGGCGGAGATGGAGATTACTCATCAACCTTGTCTGCTCCTTATTCTGAAGTTTTAAGAAATGCACTTGCAGGTGCAACTGGAATGTTTGAGCAAGCGGCATCTTTTGATCCTAATGTACGAGCGGCTGAAATATTTAGAGAGCAGTCAGCTTTACTCCAACCTGAGTTTGCTAAACAAAGACAAAAATTACAATCAGATGTATTTGGCTCTGGCCGTCTAGGATTAAAACTTGCAGGCGAAGCAGTCGGAGCAGGAGAAGGTTCTGGAATGGTATCTCCAGATGCTTATGGTTTGATGCGTGCTCAATCGCAAACACTTGCTCAATTAGCACCAATGGCAAGACAGCAAGCTTATGGAGAACAAACAACTCTTGCGCAACTAGCGGCTAATATGTTGAACTCTGGTTTAAGTGTTAGTCAACTTGAACAGAACTTGGTTGGTCTTGGTATTAATGCTGAAACTGCAAGAGCAGCGGCGGCATATGCAAGCGGACAAATGCAACTTGATCCTTACAAAACACAAGCTTCAATGTTACAACAACAGCGTGGTCAAAACGCAAGCTTCTTTGGTTCTGTATTGGGGGGCTTCCTTGGGGGAAAGGGGTAAGCGGTAGTCCTCCTCCTCCAACATCGTTTGGTCCTACTCAATCAGGCTTTGGCCCGCTAGCAGGAACATACGGATCAGGATTTGGAACTGCCGCAACAAGTTACATGAACTCACCTTCACTGTTTACAACCACATCGCCTAATCAGTTTAGATTTTATAAATAGGGTTTATTATGGCAAAATCACGCAATGAAGTATTAAGTTTATTCGGGGCCACTCCACAACAAATCATGGAAAAAGAACGCCGTGAGCAAGCAATGATGGTGTTGTCTCAACAAGATCCGTTTCAAAGAGCAGGCTCTGCTATTGGTGTTGGCCTTGCCAGATTGTTTGGAGGAAAATCTGCAGATGTATTAGAAGCAGAAAAGCTACAACAAACTAAACAGGGTCTTGATCTTACAACCGTAGAAGGTATGACTGAAGCGGCTAAACGTTTGCAAGCCGCAGGTTTTCAAGATCGTGCATTAGAACTCTTAGACATGGCAGATCGTAAAACAACAGCAGAACAAACTCGTGATTTAGCAGGTAGACAAATTGTTAATAAAACTGTTACCCGTACTGTTAATGTCACTGATCAGTTTGGTGATACAAAACAAACAGCAGTTAAAATTCCAATCCCTCACATGTACGATATGAAGACAAGGACTTTAACGCCTATTTTTACGGAAGTAGAAATTCAAACAGAAGCTGAGGCGGCGGCCCAAGTACCTTCTAGCGAGACTGACGGTACTTCAAAAGCTGAAACTCGTGTTATTACTAATATGCGGCGAGACTTAATAGATTTAAAACCGGGCGAAACGTATGAGCTACCATCAGGAAGATTTGTTCGCAAGTTACCTAATGGTCAACTTAGTCGTCCAATGACTCGTGATGAAATAAATAAAGAATCAGGAATTGATGAGCAGGCTAGTCCAGAAACTTTAGGCGGAGCATAGTATGGCTACAATTGAGGAAATTCTCAATGCTGAAATGCCACAGAATGTTGATGCAGGAATCACATCTCTTGTAAACGAAGAAGTAGATTTACTCAAAGAAGAGTCAGGGTTTACTCGTTGGGCAGGATATAGTGCGGCTTCATCCTTTATGGGACTTGCACAGACTCTTGAAGATCTAGGTCTTGGTATTGACTTTGATGAAGAAGAAGCTCTAAAGTATCGTGACCTTGCAGAAGTTGCAGGTGAAGATAATCCTATTGTTTCTCTTGCAGGTGGACTAGTTGGTTCAGTTGTAGACGTAGTAGGTGGTGGCTTTGCAGGAGTAGCACTCAAAGGACTTGGGCGTATTACTAGCGTATTGGGTGCGCAAGGATGGAATAATCTTGTAACTCAAGGCATGGCAGGCGGCGCAGTTGGTGGCTTCTTAGAACCTATTTTAACACAAGATGATAGTGTAGCTACAAACGTTGCTCTTGGCACAGGTTTAGGCGGTGTTTTAGGAGGAGCGGCATACGGTCTTCAAAGATTATTAACCCCTGCTCCTGCACCTGACGCACTAATCGGGTTACCTGCTCCAACTCAAAGGGCCGCATTACCTGCGCCTGAACAACCTACTGCGTTATTACCGTCACCTGAAGTTGCAACTCCTCGTATTCCATTCATGCCTGATGCAACTGGTAAACCTGCAACAGCAGGTGGTGTAGTACGCTTACCACAAGACGCATCTGTATTACCACTTGCTCGTACTAATCAAGCAGGTGAGACTACAATTCCGGGGCAACAACCATTAGGTCTCCCGCTTCTACGTCCAGTGCAACATACTAAGAATGATTCTATTGAAGCACTATCAGACGTTCGTCAAAAATTATTTACCATTATTGATGAAGCTCCTAGCAAACCTGCTGTCACTAAAGCTAAAGTAGAAGTTAAAAAAGGTAACGGTAGAATTGAAGCTTGGAAAGGACAAAAGCAAACAAAAGAAACTGTTGCTAAAATTAAAAAAGAAGAAAAAAGAATTGAACCTTTTAAAGAAACTTTACGTGCGCATGAAACAGTACAGCAAGCAAAGAAAGAATTGGTTCGTATTGACAATGGTAATGTATCACCAATCATTCTTGATCATGTAACTAACGTAGCTAAGAGTAAACCAAAACAACGTGAGCAAGTTGATGCAATTGTTCGTGAAGAAATTGGTCCAACACCTCCGCCGAATGTACGTTTGGCTAAAGAAATCTTAGGACGCAGAACTACAGGCGGTGATGCAGGAGCGGCTCAAGTTGATATTGGCCGTGCATTAGTTGATGAAGCAGAAGTTAATGCTATTCCTTCTCGTAGTACGCAAGCAAAAGATGCTCAAGGATTTGTGCCGGGGCAAGGCGGACGTGATTTTACAACTGCAGAATTGCGCCGTAGAAAAATGTATCAAAACGCAGAAGATGTAGGTAGACAACATTTCTTTACGCCTGATGACTTGCTTGACAAAGATTATAATTTTGCAAATGCGCAAGAAGCCGCTCGTGTACTGCAAGCAGATGTTGAGCAAGCAATAACAGAAGGTAACTTTAAAGATGCAGGTGATTGGATAATTAAAACATTCCAAGGAAGGGATACTAAAACATTAACTCCAGTAGAACAACTTGTAGCATCACGAGTATTTGCAATTGCATCTGATAATTTAAACAAGCTTATGCCTATGTTTAGAAAACTGTCTAAAGAAGTCAACGGGTTTAATGGGCCTGAAGCAGTTCGACTTGCAGATGATTTACAAACAACAAAAGAATTAATGACACTAATGCGTACACTGGAGAGAGTGGATGAAGCTTCTCGCCGTAACATTTCTAATGCGCTGAAAAACTATAAACTAGCAAATAAGTTCCAGAAAAAACATCAGCGTGAATTAATGGAAGGTAAGATTATTACAGATTTATTCTTTGGAGTAACTTGTGGCAAGTAAAGGTACAGGAAAAGGAAGCGTTGATTGTCAAGATGCATTGGCTCGTTTTGCACATGCGCTAGATCCAACAGCATTTACAAAAGATCAGCTTGATGTAGCTGTTGCGCAAGCATTAAAAGAAGTCGGCAAGCCTAAACGTATGTGGGACTATGCAGTTGAGTTTCAAATTAATTCATTGCTATCAGGACTAGGTACACCAATCGCAAACGTTGCATCTGTTATATACAAGCAAGTCACTAATCCTTTAATTGATGCAGTGGAAGCATTAAATCCAAAATCATCTAAAGCTTTTAGAGATATTGTATCCGCAATAGATCAAGCTCGACAAGGTTTTGGTTCTGATTTAGTTTATTTTAAATCTGGATGGACTACAGGTTACCCGCTTGATATTGTTACAGGCATTCGTGATGCGGCACGCAAGATGGGTATTACAGAAAAAGATGCACGCAAAGCGTTAACAAATTCTATTATTGAACAGCGTGTGCGTATAGCATTGCAACGTGACCCATCATTAGATGAGCAAGCATTGACTAAATCTTTTCAAACTAATTACAAACCAACAGATGCGGAGATTGAAAAGTTTTTACAAGAGTCATACGACTATGTAAGAGGAACAATTCCTGGGCCTGCAGGTGAAGTAATTCGTTGGCCTACTAAGTTGTCTGTAGCTATTGATGAATACGGTAAGGCTAGATTCCGTCGATACAAAATTGGAATGATGGCTTCTCAAAAAGCTAGAGCAGATGCCGCCCGTGGTAAAGGTGATTATAAAACTTTACGTGACAAGTACACACGTCAATCAATGGAGCATATTACTGTTGATGACAAAGGTAACTTGACATGGCCTGAGTTAGCAGAAACGGTTAAGAAAAACTTTGGCAGACTACAAGAAGATGTCAATACTACGTTCGTAAAAACAGCACAATTCAATCCATATGAGACGGTAAAAGAATATGCACTGCGAGAAATGTTTCAACAAAAATTAACTGGTTTGCCTAAAGGCGTAGCTGATTTCCGCAACAAGCATCCATCTGTTTCATTGTTCATTCCTTTCTTAAAGACTCCTTGGAATATTACTAAAGAAGGTTTTTCTTACGTGCCTGTTATTCCACAGGTAATGAAAAAATATATGCAAGGTAATGTTGATGATGCAATACCCGGCGCGTACTATGAAATTAGTTATGAGGAGATGGCGGCTCGCCAGATCTTAGGTGTTGGTGCTTTTGCTACAGTTATGGGGTTAGTAGAAGAAGGCAGGATAACAGGTAAGCCGCGTGATGCACAAGAAGCTCAAGCATGGAAAGACGCAGGGATTCCTCAAGCTTCTGTTAGGTTAGGCGACACATGGATCTCTTATGATCGTATTGAACCACTTGCAACAGTGCTTGGTCTGTCTTCAGAAATGGCTCGTACATGGGATGAGATAGGTAATCTACCAGAAGTAGATCAGAAGTGGGAGATATGGGGAGAAGAGATAGGTAAAGGAACTATGTTTGCTTTAAAGGCGAACATTATGCAGAAGTCTTTTATTGAAGGGTTTAATGATTTTGTAAACACTGCATACAACAATGGAGATGTAGGTTTTGCAACTGGTGTTACAGCTATTAGTAGACAATTTACTCCTGCGTTTATAAACCAAGCGGCACGAATCTCAGATCCTTATGAAAGACAAGCAAGCTCACCTATCGAAAAGATTATGCAGAGGATACCGGGGTTACGTCAGCAACTACCTCCTGAATATGGATTGATTGGTGAACCACGAGAAACAAATAAGATACAAGCATTAACATCTTTTAACATCCAAACAGCAGACCAAACTCCTCTTGAAAGATACATCTACGATTTGGGTGTAACTAAAATGAGAGAAGATAAAAGTCTTAAAGGGGTTGATTTAAATAATGAACAGCTTGCAATTCTCCGTAAAATGAGTAGTGAGTTTATTACCCCAAGGCTTGAGAGGTATGTAGCATCTGAAAGCTTCCGCAATTTACCTGATGCTCGTAAAAAAATAAAATTAGAAAAACAAATTGATAGATTAAAGTCTGCACCTAGTCAAAGATTTTATTCATACTTACGCAGAACAGATCCGGTTATGGCTAAGAAGTTTCGCGTAGAGGTCTTAAGAAAACAAGGACGATTAGATAAGGTTAACGCCGTTAACCAATAAAAAAGCCCCCTTGCGGGGGCAATCCACTGGAGGGTGGTTTAGTCTTCAAGGATGCTGTATACATCCCCGATCATAATCTTAAAGAATGGTATGTTAATAATAAATCCATCAAAGAAGTAGACTTCAGCATCATCAATAGTTTGATCTTTTCCAAACCCTAACACTGGTTGCGATTCTACTGTTTCTGCTGACAATCCGAATACATTGTGAAACCTAGCAGTTACCATCCCCAATCTTCTCCATTCAATCCGTGCGCGTTGTAGTCTGTGACTCTTTTCTCAAAGAAGTTAGAAATAGAACTACCTCCCAACAATTCCTCCATCCACGGTAAAGGGTTCTCCTTAACCTTCCAGTTTGTCTTGAGACCAAGTTGGAGTAGACGTCTGTCTGCGAGATAGCGAATGTACTGCTTGACATCTGCCGCCGACAAACCTTCCAAGTCACCCATCTCATATGCAAGATCAATAACCTTGTCTTCCAACTTGACTGCAGTCCTAAACATTTCGTATATATCTTTCTTAAAATCATCATTCACGACTCGTGGGTGTTCATCGCAGAAGGCTCTGAATAACTTAGCCATACCCTCTGCGTGTTGTGACTCATCACGTACAGACCACTCAACAACAGTACACATACCCGGCATCTTACCGTAACGTTGGTAGTTCAACAGCATAGCAAACGCTGAGAACAGGGACATACCCTCGTTGAGTACACTACGTGCAATAGCCATTGCTGTACCTTGATGCGAATGTACGTCTAATCCGGACATGAACTCCAGTTTTGCAGACATTTGCTCATACTCTAAAAACGCTGTGAACTCCTCTTCCGGAAGTCCGAGAGTGTCATTGAGTAAGGCGTATGCTCGTTGGTGGATGAACTCACGAGAAGCAAAGGCTGTGAGCATGGCTCTAATCTCATTGTTCTTGAACTTGGGAATGTAATACTCAAGATAGTTTGTTCCAACCGCCACGTCTGTCTGCGTAAATAACCGCAAGATTTGGGTGATATGGTTCTTTTCTGCCTCCGATAACACCCCTGATTTCCAGTGATTAACATCTGTCTGTAACTCTAGTTCATCTTCAATCCAGTGGATACGTTCGTGCTGTGTTGCATACTCAACAGCCCAAGGGTAACTAAATGGTTTATAACTTCTGTTCTGTTCCAGCAAGCTCATATAATTGTTTCTCCAGTGTGTCCAGTTTAATGGACATTTGTTGTATTGTTGTAAAGCAGTCGTTTAATAATCGTCTGTTAAATGGATCAGAGTCTTTAATCAACTCTAACCTCTTCAGTAGATTCTGTGCTTCTTCTTTCATTTTCTCTCCTATCCCTGACAACTCACACAGACTTCATCGTCTTCAAAGTCCTTCAATGCATTACGGTCCACTTTAGTCCCAACCTTCTCCGCTGTAACACCTGCAGTCGTGCGTAGATAATATAATCCCTTAAGCCCTTCCTTCCACGCCTTGAGGTGTACCTGATTGACAATAGCCTTGTCAGTACCCGATGGGAAGAACACGTTAACACTCTGCCCCTGACATATAAACTCTTGTCTTTTAGCTGAGTGCTCGACGACCCACCCCTGATCGAGTTCAAATGCTGTCTTAAATGTAGCCTTCTCGTCGTCGGAGAGGAACTCCAAGTGCTGTACAGAGCCTTCATTCTCAAGAATACTTTGCCATACCTTCTTAGTGTTCTTTCCTTTATCATCTAAGAGTTCCTCCAAGTATGGATTACGAACCGTGTGAGATCCTGCTCTCGTCCTATGAACAAAGCAATTAGATATGCGAGGCTCAATTGAGGCAGAGCAACCGCATAGGATACTACTGTTAGCGTTAGGAGCAACAGCCAGAAGATGCATATTACGAACACCAGTACCACGTCCATCAGGACACTCACCACGCTCCATAGCCAACTGGTACGTACTGTATTGAGCCTGCTGTTTGATCTCTTGGAACATCCGGTAGTTTTCACTAGCGGCCTGCCAAGATTCCCAAGCTATCCCTTTGCCTTGGAGGTAGCCGTGGAAGCCCATTGCTCCGAGGCCAACTGAGCGTTCTCTGTAAGCTGAGTACACAGCTTTTGATAATTGTTCTGGTGCGTTGTCAATAAAGTATTGAAGCACGTTGTCCAAGAATCTGATAAGGTCTCCAACCATTCCAGTTGTTTTCCAGTCGTCGTATCTTTCGAGGTTGACTGATGAGAGGCAACAGACTGCTGTGCGTTCTTCATTTGTTGCGAGATGGATTTCATTACAGAGGTTGCTCCCCATAATGTTGAGTCCAAGCCTTCTTTGAGCTTCTGGTAAACCTCGTCTGGCTGTGTCGATAAAGTTAATGTAAGGACTCCCAGTTCTGAAGCGAGCTTCAAGTATTCGTTGCCAAAGCTTACGAGCTTGGACTGTATCTCTGACAATTCCTGTATTTGGGTCTGTAAGGTTCCATTGTTCATCATTGATTACCGCCTCCATAAAAGCGTCAGTGACATTCACTGCATTAAAAAGATTAAAACATTTACGATTGATGTCGCCACCAGTCGGTACTTTAAAGGATATGAACTCCTCGATATCAGGATGGCTTACGTCCAAGTATGCGGCGTAAGACCCTTTCCGTGTCTTCCCTTGTTTGTACGCAGTCATCTGACTGTCCACTACTTTCATGAACGGGATCGGGCCCGGAGCCTTGTCGCTGATCCCTCTCACGTCTGACCAGTGCCCACCCACACCGCCGCCCTTTACGGAAAGCCATGCTACTTCACCATTATGATCAATAAGGCTATCAAGATTGTCCCCCACGTAAGTAAGGAAACAACTAATAGGCAAGCCCCTATTACCTCTGCCATGTTCAGGTGCGTTCGACAGCACAGGTGACGCAAACATAAACCAACCTTTACTAGCGTAGTCATATATGCGTTGTGCCAAGTCAAGGTCACCATAGCAATAAGCCACTGAAGCACGCGCAAAGGCTTGCTGAGGAGACTCTTCATGCTCAAGCATATAGTAGTCGCGCATGAGAGTAATTGCTTGTTCACTAAGGCGATTGTCTCTTTCATAATCAATCGTTATCCCAAGGTGTTGACTCATCTAAATCTATCTCCAGTGCATCTTGTTGTTGTTCAATTCGGTCAACAAAACGTTCTACCAAATCATCTGAAGTAATCTCTAACACTTCCATTAGAGTTACTTCATCAAGGTGTTTTAATTTATCTTTAATTTCTGAAAGGGTAAGCATCTATTTTACCACACTTCTTTTAACTTGTCAAGGTAGTGTGAACATTTTTCTAAATCAATCTTGCCACCTTTGTCTTGAAATCTTGATATGTATTTGATTACATTACCAATTAGGTATCCTTTGAACTGCTCTTCAGTTAGGACTACCTCCATATAGTCCCAAGGCTGAATAGCTTTTTGATAGTGAGTACCCCCAATTTGATGGTTGCGTGCGATCTCGTGTAGGTCAGGCATAACGTTCTCTCAAGTAGTTGATAGACACAGGCATCTCATCGAATGTCCCATCTTGTACTTCATGTAGCATCCAAATACCAGACCAAGATCCATTAGTCTGTGGGTTCAGATACTCTTCATCATGTTGATAATAGATACCTGCAAACAAACCAGTAATACGTTTACCATCTGCACGTCTAGCGTAAGAGATTGAGCGATCTTGCACGTGTCCCATTACACAACTCATGTGTTGCTTGTTGATCAGCGCATTAGATGAACTGACTGGTCTACCCATCACACCACTAACAAAGTAATGACTGTAGCATACACCATCAATGACAACAGGTTGCAAGAAATCATACACTTCCCATCCCATCTCTGTCAAATATAAATCATCAAACGACATTAGCCCTTCAAGCTTTGGATCAGCATTAATTGCTCTAGCAATACGATACTCATGATTGCCTAGTGTAAACACCATACGAGGGTTCCATTGCTTGTGTCTATTACGGTGTAGTCTTTTACGTTCCTTCTCAATTGGTTCTAAGAATACACGCATCGCTTCAATGCCTGCGTTGATATCATTAATGTAACGCCTACCTTCAAATGACTTCTTACCCACATCATAAGTAGATAAAGAAGGCATATCAAAGTGATCGCCAATATGTACAATTACATCTGGCTTTTTCTCGACGGCATATTGTCCTGCCCAACGCAAATGATCTGTCGGATTTCCCGGCTTGACTTGCGTATCAGGTATCACCATATGTTTCATTAGTTTCTCCATTGTGGTTAACGGCGTTAACCATTGCCAATAGTTCAAAGAAATGTTCTGCGTCTACGACTGCGAGTGGTCTCCGTCTATTCTCTTTAACGATGACAAGCGGTTGTGCATCGCTTCGATTGTTGCACTGGTCAACATAACGATAGACTCCAACTCGCGCAAGCGACTTGCATTCGACATCATACGCGAAAGACTTGTAAGCCAAAGGACTAAGCTGAACATCGCTACCACTAACGCCCATGCTTGTTGATCTAACATCATCACTCTCCAGATGCGGATAGGTTTGCAGTATTTGTTGTGCTGTCCACTGCTGTAGTTTCCTTCCCTTTGCTTTTGCACTCTGTGTTTTCATAGGGAGGTTCCCATATCTCTCCGCGTTTACGTTGTAGATGCAATAAGATTCCATTCTCAATTGCTCTTTCTTTACTGCCTAGTTGCTCAACGCAAATGTCAAACATCTCACGTTCTGATTTATCACTAAGCAACTTCTTTGCTTTAACTGGTCCGATTCCTTTCACACCGATAATGTTATCAATCCTGTCACCTGTCAAGAACTGACAGTAAAAGTTAAGTATACCCTCCTCTTGTGTAATGTAGTACTGCTCATCCTTAACAAAGTTGTAGTGCCATCCTTGCACTTGATCAAAGTCTTTATCAAGAGATACAATAATTGATTCGTCGCCTAGTTCAGTAGCGGCTATTGCAATCTCATCGTCTGCTTCACAATCAGTGGAGGTGATTCCATTCCAAGAATAATAAAGGTAATCACGCAACAGAGAAAGATGTTTTGGTTTTTCTGCTTTGCGGTTACCTTTGTACGGAGCAGTGACTGCAACGTCATGTCGGAAGTTGGTCTTACCAGTAAGGTATGTAGTCCATGAAGAAACATCGACTCGAAACATTACCAGATCTTCCATGAAGGAGGCCATCGTCCTGATAGCCACATCTTCAGACTCCTCATTTGTTGCAAACCCAATACGATAGCAAAGGATATCACCATCCACTAATGCAATCACAAGGTCTCTTCTTCCTCAGCTTCTGGAACATACTCGTGAAGATCAGTAACCACAAGCTTGACAATCCCAAGAGACATACCTTTCATGCCTGTAGGATTCGTCCAAGAGTATGGCTTAACCATAACATCTGCGCGAGAGCCGTTGCCCACGAGAACCTCTGGCCCTATCACATCACCGCTTTTGTCATACGGTTTGATCTCATACTTAGATGATTTACATGTGACAAAGAAGCCTTGCTCTGGTTTCTTCTCGTCATTAGACTTAATAGAAACACCTGACTGCTCAATGGCTTCAATGTGTTCTGGTGATAAATTACACAGATCTACTTGAAACTTACCTGACAACTTGTTGCGCTCATAAAGATGAGGCCAATACAACTCGACATTAGAAAGTTTAAATACTCCACTCATTACTCATTCTCCTATAGGTGAGTCATTTCTTAGACATAGGGACAGAAGGTATAGTCTCTATGAATATTCTATATTATAGCACTAATATGTATCAGTGTGTATCATACCAATTACATCCAATCTTACTCTCTGCATCTACTGGGCATCGAAAGCCCAAGGTAATCCCTGCTGTTCTTGCGGAGTCAACCATGATTGACGCAACCTGTTCGCCATACTTCTCCTTTGTTTCAATTTGAATTTCATCATGTACAAATGCAACCTGTTGCACAGGGAATCGAAATCTTTTAAATCTTTTGTGCGCTTCAATACACCACTGCTTTGCAATGATAGCCCCGCAACCTTGAAGGAGGCTGTTGAGTGCGGCATGCTCAGATCTAACAATGATCCTTCTACCATCCAACCCAGACACGTACCCTTTGCTCGCCACTTTCTTAACTTTTTCCATAAGTCTTGATAGCGCAGGGGTGTTAGCATAAAAGCGCGACAACACCTCTTGCCCTTCACGCGCACCTCCCCCGACAATACTACCAATCTTTGCGGGTCCTGCACCGTAAAGGGTTGCATAGATGAGAGTCTTAGCCTGCGGTCTCGTAATGCCTGCGGCATCTGCGTTCTTCTGATGGATATCTCCATTCAATAATTCCTCTTGCCATTCTGCGTCTTGCATATAATGCGATAGACAACGTAGTTCGATACCAGACAGATCAGTACCAACGAGAACATTACCTTCCTCAACAGTCCACAACTTACGACAGTCGTCACCATACTCACTGTTGACACTAGGGATCTGTCCCATGTTTGGTTTCTGGTGTGTCATACGTCCAGTCACAGCACCGTTGGTAATCACTCTGCCGTGTACGCGCTCATCATCCTTGACACTATCAAGCCATGACTCAATCAACCCTACACGTTTCTGTATCATTAGATACTCAGCAATCAGTTGTGCTTCTGGTTTGTCAATAGACTTGAGTGTGGTCTCGTCAACTATGATACTGCCTTTCTCAGTCGTCTTAGTAAACTTAACACCAATGCTCTGCAACCTTTCTGCGATCTGTTGCCTTGACCCCACATTGAATACGGTAACCTTGTCCTTGAGTCTCTTGCCTGTTTTCTCTGACCAACGTTCTTCCACAATAGGAGGGAATACAGTTTGCATCTGGTCAGTAATAAAAGACATGCGATCTTTAAGTTGAGCCAGTAGCAAGACAGCTTCCGGTACATTAAGTTTAAATCCATTGTCCTCTTGCCTCTTCATAATCAGAGCAATCTTGTGCTCAAGCTCAACACTTTTACCATACTCACGCAACTCTAGTTGAAGTTTGTGAAAGAGTAATCCAGTGACATGTACATCTTGACGACAATAATTAATCATCTCATCTGTCAAGCCGCCGTCAAAGTCAGTGAACTCATCTTTGTAATCACCAAGTCTTTCACCCCATGCACGCAGGCTATGCCCACCCTCCAGTTGTGGATTCCATAACCTTGACATCACCAATGTGTCACGAACTTTAGAGAGGGGAATCGTTACTCCCCAAAGCCGTGACAACACTGGCCCGTCAAACCCTATGATGTTGTGGCCTACTACGATGTCAGCATCATCAATGTAATACTGTAAATACTGTGGTGTAGTGTACACAGTAGTATGATCCTCGTAGTTAACCACACAGCACCATATTGTATCGTGCGCTAGGTTGGTCTCAATATCTAAGACCAGTACTTTCTTATTACCTATGCGCATTACAACTCCTCTTCTTCAACCTCTACCATTCTTCCTGTATGTTTTGAATATAACAAACTACAACATGGCCCTGTCGTACCGCTGAATCTATTCTTTAGTACACGAACCTTTGTGGTGTTCCTCTCCGTCTCATCCTCTGCCTGACCGTTACGCTCAAGACCAATCACCATGTCAGATAACTGAGCTATAGCACCAGAGCCACGTAGCTGTGCCAGTGATGTAGCCGCACCTTCCTCGTGTCCTTTGGTATCAGGACGCTTGAGATGTGACACCACAATCAGAGCTACACCAGTCTCTTGGACAAGCATACGCAGTCGCGTCATGATTTCGTCTATAGCTTTTCGTTCGTCTCCACTGGCTTGAGCAGATACCACGATGCTAATATGATCCAGAAAAATATAACTACACCCCAAACCTCTGGCAAGATATCGGACACGATTGACAATGTTATCGACGCTAGTACTACCGAAATGATCAAAGAGATAAACACGGTCAGTACCGAGAGTTTTATCAAATGCTTCACGCTTCTCCTCCACGGTTGCTGTTGTATCAGGTAAATGTAACGGTTGGTTAGCCGCAAGAGACATCAAAGATAAACCTGTCTTACGCACAGATTCCTCTAAGAACATCAAGCCTAGACTGTCATCCGTCTTGTTCAGTATATGCCAGACAATCTCACGAACAAACTGAGACTTACCTAGCCCAGAGCCTGCAGTAATAGTTACAAGCTCGCCTTTACGGATGCCATAGGTTAACGCCGTTAACCCTTGAAATGGGTAGTCACAGTCAGCAGGAGCTAACGGCTTCATCACATCATCGTATAGACTACTACCGACAACAATACCATCAGGGACATGCTGTTCTGCTGACCACCACTTGTCAGTAAACTCCTTCATCTTTTTGTTGCACAGGTAGTCGCACGCATCTTTCATGCCATCAAGATGTCGATACACTTTTGCTTTAGCTCCGAACATCTCAGCAACCTGTGATGCCGCCTTCTGTCCCGGCTCGTCTGCGTCAAAGCAGATAACCACGTTGTCAAAGGAATCGATCCATTCATAGTGCTTGCGTATATCTTTGGCGGCAGAGCTTGCACCATTGCGGATAGAAACCACCGGATACTTAGACCCAAGCATCTGGTATGCCGCCATCGCATCGAACTCACCCTCGACAATGGTGACGTACTTACCGCCCTTGCTGAAGAGATGCTGACCATATAGCTGTGCGTCTTTCCAGTTGCCATTAACAAAGAACTTCTTATCAGCAGAGCGTACCTTCTCAGCTATGACATTGCCCTTGTCATCTGTGTATGCGAATCCAGTCGTGGAGTCAAGTGAGTCATGCATACACTTGTAAGCTTTCGCTGTCTCACTGCTGATACCTCGACTGATAATCGTCTTGTATAAACTCTGATTGTCCCATGCAAGCACAGGCTTGCTGTCGTGTGTTGTTGCGTGCATTAGTACCTCGTCATGGTTAACGCCGTTAACGTCTGTTGTAGGCGGTCTACGTGCCTCACAAGAGAAGCAATGAGTCCACCCGTCATCGTTCATTGCAAGAGCATCGCTTGATCCGCAATCATTGCATGGTAGGTGCATCTTTACAAAAGGCAATCTCGTTCTCCTTGTACATTTTACTCAACATACTGAGTGCATATGATTCTTTTGGATCACAACAGTAATCCGCAAGAGATTCTAGCACACGCAATAGACCGTGTTTGTAAATCATTTCACAACAATCAGTCAGTACTATATGTGCGTTGTGCTCTTCCATCGCAAGAGTAAAATCATCTATAGGTATATTTAGATCATTCATCTATATAGTCCTTCTAAGTAATTGTAAGAGATAATTATAATAACTATCTCTTACGATCTATAGAGAGTATTATATCACAGATCTTCCTCCATGTCTGCGATTTCGTCAGAAATATTAAATAAATCCATACGCTCTTTTACTGCAACAGATCCACTGATCTCTTTGAAACAAAAGTTACACAGGTCAACAAACTCTCCTGACTCAGCATATTTGCGTGTAGATTCAAACTCATTGAGTGCGGTATTACAACTGAGGCATCTCATATGTACTCCTTAAGTATAAACATACCGCGATAAGGATAACATAGAAAAGTAACATAGTTCTGATTCTGTGCATCATAGCTTCCAAGGTTTAGTGATAGACCAATGGAGATATGGCACACAGCCAGACCATTGCTTTTCAAATTCCGTCTTGTCATATCTAGGCATACCATGCTTAGGTCTTCCACGGATCTCACCGCAATACAGTTTCAATAATTGTTTGTTGCGGTTTACATACGCACGAACACTTGATGCTTTACGTCCAATTGCTTTACCAATATCAGCAGAGCTTTTACCCTCTGCTAACATCTTGCGCATGATCGTAATATGTTCTTCTGACCAAGCAGTCATTCCCATTACATTAATCCCTCCTTGCAGTCTTTTGAAAACCAAATCATGAGTAATCTACCTCTGTTAAACCTATCTCATCTGGACCTTGGCGTTCGATGTCACACCATACAGATCCACCGTTTATACAACCTGACAGTATCTCATCAGCATGATTGTTAGCTAATATACGAGACGCAACTGGATCGAACTCAACATCTTGTAGATGCCATGAGTCAGGTATGTCATACCCTCTTTCAAACTTCCAGATCGCAGTGATCTCGTAGTCATTGTCATCTGAGTCATACCACCAGTGAGTACATGTATACTCCTGTCCATCTGTAAACATACTCATTTCTTATACCTCTTTAACCAACACAATGCGCAGTAGTAGAACGCATCGCGCTCTACCACATCTGCACGGTTGCCACAACGACAACACTTATCCATAGTATTGACTACACTGACTATACATACCCTCGACCTCATCACGGGTCATGAACTTTGCATCGTAGTCTGCAACATCTTCTGCATCTAACCAAGCATCTTGTGATTCACCATTTGCTCGATTGATACCTAAGAATAGCACACGTCCCGCATACGGATCAGGGTATACATCAGGCGCGTACCAGAACATGCTTTCTGTATACAAACCTTCATCGTTGACATAGATTGCGTCACCGCCCTCGTCATAGCCACCACTGCTGAACACTTCACATTGTAGCAACCGACGAATGTCACGCCAATCTTCTACCTCAACGTTCTTGATTTCCTTCTTGTAAGGATCTACTAATACACCTTTCATTACTATTTCTCCAGTAGGTCAACTTTAAGCTTAACACTAAACCCATCAGGCTCATAACCTAACTCACGCAAATGGTCTGCAATTGCATCGAACAGAGCCATACATTCACGATCTGTCAGGATCATGCCTGCACCTATCTCAAGGCTTACAAGCCCATCATATTGAAATGTCATCACCAATCTCCAAAGGTTAATGGCGTTAACCGAGTAACGCCGTGACATGAAACTCAGATACCGCATTACCATCAGCAAAGCGACCACGATTGCAAGGCTTCCACACTAACTGCTCGCACCACGAATCCCATAGCTTTGCAGTACTGCGGTTCTCCTTACACAGACCAACATATGTTACCAACTTCTTGAACTTAGTCAAGTCTTTTGCTGTTGGTGCAAAGGTAAAGTCTTTAGGGTCAACCTTACGATACCGCCGCAAGTTATGAACATCCATACAACCAACTCGACCGAACATCATTTGCATCACAAATCCTGCTTTGACCGCACCAAGTCCCGGCACTTGCACTAACCGCATCAGCATGGCGGCATCCTTGGTGTCTTGTGTTCCACCCAGATTTTTCTTTGGTGTAGTCCACAGTTGCATGAGGTCATCGTATAACTCTTGACCGTAGTCTTGCAAGTAGTTATGGGTATCTTTCTTGAATCCCCAAACATACTGTGAGTTAACGCCGTTAACCTTGTAGTCATCCATTTGTGTTTTCAATGTGTGAAACGGAGTCTTCACAGATAGCACAACAAACATAATACCCATGCTCATTTGCTCATGATTAGACTGCATGTATTCATTAATGATTGGGTTGTGTGACTTAAACATAGTATTATTCCTCGTCAAAGAATTTATTAAATAGTTTTTCAAAGAGGCAACTTGCGATGCCAAAGTATAAAGAAACGATGGCGATAACCGCCACCGTCCCGAACAACATGTCCATATCAATCATTGTATTCATCCTCATCCGTTGACAAATCAGTCAACGCAATAGCCGAACAGTATTGATTCAAGAACGTGTCCATCGCAACCTCAACAGCACAAGCATCTTTGTATGAAAGAGGCCCAGTCAATCGACGCAATGTCCAGTACGAACCCCACAACGGCGTGCTAGACCGAACGTTGTATGTGCCGTCTGACTCCGCTCGCGTGTACTCGTTAAGCTTGCGAACAGTCTTCATTTCATCGACAACACAATCGACCCATGAATTAATCAAATCTTGTTTTGTTATAGCCATCACTAATCCTCCAATGGTTAACGGCGTTAACTTCACAATCACCAATCGATACAACTCTCGACTGGTGAAACCAGTATATCACAAATAAAACCCCGTGTCTTGGTATGTCACAGAACACAAATCGACCCACGAGTTTTTAATTTTTTTAGATTCAAAATTTTTTTTCAGACAAAAAGAAAGGGGCTTTCGCCCCCTCCTCGGATTATGCCACTTCGTCGAGTATCGCATCGTTTAGCGGCTTCAGGCCCTTGTTGAATGCGGCGCGTATCTTTTTCTCGTCCGCTCCTTTCTCTTTCGCTTTTTCGATAAGCTTACGGAATTCTTTTTCGATATCGAATTCTGGCTCTGGCTTCTCATCCGATAGTGCTTGTCTACATGCTTTCGCGTAGTCGCTGATATCGTTTGATGTCATCCCTAATTCAACAGCCATTTGTTTACATGCTTCAGGATTCCAAAGTTCTTTATCCTCTTGTCCTTTGCGAGCGCCGATTGAGAATTCCATGATGCATTTACGATTTGACTTCAGAACCTTGACGCTGTTCTTGCTCATACCTTGCGCAATACAGGCAGACTCAAAACCTTTCAAGTATTCCTCAATTAATGCGCTATTCAGGTTAACGGCGTTAACCATAGCTATCAAGTTTTCGCAATGTGATACACCTGCTTTATGAGATGCAAGCGTCATTGTTACGTCATTGTTTAAGAATTGTGTGATTGAGTTTTCCATTTGCTTTTCCTCTTCGTTGTTAGCGGGTCGACTCCTCAACCCATAAGTAGATAATACTCTCATTGAGAAAGAATACAAGTACTCTCGCAAATTATTTTCATAGGTTAACGGCGTTAACCAGAGGGGCCTAAATTGAATATATATGGTGGGTCTAATAGGTGCTACTCAGACACTCACACTCCGCAATTTTCGTGCCAACTCTGAAGACTAGCAAGAACTATGCCAGAATTTTTCATGCAAGTACTGTGCCAACTCCGAAGGGGCGGGGACACCCCTGTAGTATTTGCGTAATATAGTGTACCTACCTAGATACAAAAAACAGTAAAATTAGAATGTTAATAAGAATGATTTGCATTTGCGTATAAACTAATTAGATTATTGATATTAATAGTAAAAATCAATCGCGCACTGCGGAGGAATACCTATGGAAACCCGCCTAAGAAAGGAAACTGTACTGATTATTAAATTAATACTTGACAAATACTCAAAAGTATGGTACAATATATGCACTAAATAGCTGCAAGAGAAACACAAATAGTAATTATCTTTTACGAACCTCTTGCAGGGTTTGTTGCGAGCTACAGAGTACTGTATATGACAGAGAATACTCAACCTAAAAAAAGAGGGCGTCCTCCTAAATCAGTTGTTGAGGCTAAAAAAGCGGGCAATCGAGGAGTACGTGGTAGACCTCCCGGTGATGCGGCGGCAATTAATGAGTTTAAAGCCAGATTACTAGCTAGTCCAAGATCTCAAAAGGTACTGGATAGTATTATGAACGCGGCATTAGACGATGAGCACAAGAATCAAGCGGCGGCATGGAAGTTATTAATGGATCGTATGCTACCTGTAAGCTATTTTGAAAAAGATAAGAATAATATGGGAAGATCCAGTGTTAGTATCACGATTACAGGTGTTGGTGGCGACACAATAATTACAGGTCAAGATGATATTATTGATGCAGAGGTAGTAGATGTCGATAACGAAGAATGAATTAATTGAGATCGTTAAAGAAGACCTTATTCGTCACGAAGGTTACGTTACAGAAATTTACTTAGACTCTGAAAACCTACCTACATTTGGTATTGGTCACCTTGTTACAGAAAATGATATGGAATATACGTGGCCTGTAGGAACACCTGTGACTGATGAACGTATCCTTGACGTCTTTCATAAAGATTGTGATGTTGCGTACACAGATGCCTGCGCTCTTGTCTTAAACTTTGCAGGGCAAGCTACAGACGCGCAACGTGTCTTAGTCAATATGGCGTTTAACCTTGGCAGAAATCGTTTAAGTCAATTTAAAAAATTTTTAAAGGCTGTCAACGAAGGTAAGTATGATAAAGCCGCAGACGAAATGGTTGATAGTAAATGGTATCGTCAAGTAAAACGGCGTGGTGAAGAACTTGTGGAGATAATGCGTGGCATATAAAGTACAGTCAGGTGACACATTAGGACGCATCGCGCAACAAAACGGTTTCAAGCTAGATCAAATTCTTGCATTAAACCCAGAGATTACTAATCCTAACAAGATTCGTGTTGGTCAAGACATTATTATGCCCGATACTTTACAAGATGAAGTAGTATCATTGCAGTCAGAGTTTGATCAGCCTATTCAGCCAAAGCCTGTAGAGCCTACAACTCTTGATGATTTAATTGACCCTATAGAAACATTCACAGAAACAGAACCGCAAAACCCTATTAATCCTATTGCAGAGATTGGACAAGGTTTAGTCAATATGTTTATCCCTAAAGCATATGGCGATGCGGACAAAATACCAGAAGACGTTCAGTTAAAAGGTGGAGAGCCTCCATCAGTTGAAGCAATTGCTGATATCTCTACAGCAAAGAACCCTGCTGACATGGCAATTAAATATCTTGGCATTAATGAAAAAACTCCTGAAGGTGCAAAAGCAGTCCGTGGATTTTTTGATAATATTGGGCTAAGTGCGTACGGTGAAGAAAAAACTCCTGAACAATTTGCGCAGGACACTCCTTGGTGCGCTACGTTTTTAACCCAAGTCTTACGTGATTCAGGGATTGATACCATGAAACTACTTGGTACAAAAGATCCGTATGTTCAAATGAGAGCAGAGGCTTACTCTAGAGCAGGTACTGGTGTAGACATTGCTAATGTTAAGCCCGGTGATATTATGGTTAAGTATCACAGTAAAGAAGATCGTAAAAAATTCGGACTAGGAATAGGTCACGTAGGAGTTGTGGCTGAAGTTAAAGATGGTGAAGTTTATTATATTGGTGGAAACACTGGGGACAAAGTAGAGCTATCATCATATAGTTTAAAAGATAATGAATTTGATTTTAGACGTGTTACAGGTAAAGAAGATATTCCACCTGAATCGCTACCATCATTGTTGGAATTACGCGCAGGTAAAATAGGCCGAAAGATTGCCAACAAAGTTTCAGAATTTTTTAGTAACATTATTAGCTAATGGAATTAAATGTTGAATTGCTTCCTTGGCAACAAGAAGTCTTTAACGATCCTACTCGATTTAAGATTGTAGCCGCAGGAAGACGAACAGGAAAGTCACGACTAGCCGCGTGGCAGTTAATTATTTACGGCTTACAAACGGAACGTGGGCATGTGTTTTATGTTGCGCCTACTCAGGGACAAGCGCGTGATATTATGTGGCAGACGTTGTTAGAGTTAGCACATCCTGTTATCAAATCATCACACATAAACAACTTGCAGATTACGTTAATTAACGGGTGTACCATATCCCTCAAAGGTGCTGACCGTCCAGAAACAATGCGCGGTGTCTCCCTTAAGTTCCTTGTTATGGACGAATATGCGGATATGAAGCCTAGTGTATGGGAACAGATTCTACGTCCTGCGCTTGCTGACCAGAAGGGTGATGCCATGTTTATTGGTACGCCAATGGGGAGAAACCACTTTTATGAACTCTACCATTACGCCACGTTGGGCGATGATGAGAGCTATAAGGCTTGGCATTTTACATCTTACGACAACCCACTCCTTGATCCAGAAGAGATTGACACAGCTAAAAAGAGCATGTCCTCTTATGCATTTCGGCAAGAGTTCATGGCATCGTTTGAAGCTATGGGGTCAGAAATCTTCAAAGAGGATTGGATACAGTTTGATGAAGATGAACCTGAGCATGGTGATTACTATATTGCAGTTGACCTTGCGGGTTTTGCGAATGTTGAATCAGCAACCAAAAGTAAAAACAAAAAGCTTGACCAAACTGCAATTGCCGTTGTTAAAGTAAACGAAGATGGATGGTGGGTTGCAGATATTATACATGGCCGTTGGGATATTAAAAAGACTGCAAAAAAAATATTTGATGCTGTAGCGCATTATAAACCAGTAGCTGTAGGTATTGAAAAAGGTGCGCTCAAGAATGCGGTGCTTCCTTACTTAACTGACATTATGAAATCGGGGCAACGATTCTTTCGTGTAGAAGAATTAACGCACGGTAATAAAAAGAAAACTGACCGTATTGTCTGGGGCTTACAAGGCCGCTTTGAACATGGTCAGATTATTTTAAATAAAGGAGACTGGAATTCACAGTTTCTGGATGAACTGTTTCAGTTTCCAAATCAATTAGTGCATGATGATTTAGTCGATGCTCTTGCATATATTGATCAACTAGCAAAAGTAGTATACTACTACGACTACGAACAAGATGACTTTGAAATACTAGACCCTGTAGCAGGATATTAACAATGATCTACGAAAACACAACTATTGATCCTACGTCATTAGAAGGATGGGTAATGCACAAATGTGATCAATGGCGTGATCACTATGAGTCTAATTACTCTGAAATATTTGATGAGTACTATAGGTTATGGCGTGGACAATGGGCCGCTGAAGATTCAATGCGTGAATCAGAACGGTCAAGAATTATTTCTCCTGCATTGCAACAAGCTGTTGAATCTGCTGTTGCAGAAGTTGAAGAGGCTACGTTTGGACGTGGTAAGTGGTTTGATATTAAAGATGACTTTGCTGACCAACAACCAATAGATGTTCAATCATTACGAAATCAACTTGATGAAGATATGCAGTTTGTTTCAGCGCGTAAATCTATTGCTGAGTGTTTGATTAATGCGGCTGTATTCGGTACTGGTATTGGAGAGATTGTTTTAGACGAAGTTATTGAATACATTCCTGCAACTCAACCTGCACTTGGTGGAGAAATGCAAGCTGTCGGAGTGTATGAAAATACTAGAACTGTCGTTAAACTACGTCCAGTCATGCCTAAAAACTTTTTGATTGATCCTGTTGCCACAAGTATTAATGAAGCATTAGGCGTTGCAATTGATGAGTTTGTTCCTCTTCATCAAGTTATACAAGGACAGCAACAGGGTATCTATCGTTCAGTAGATATTCAATCTGCTCCGACAGATTCTGATATTGAACCAGATAACGAACTTACAATGTATACAGATGACAAAGTTCGTTTAACAAAATACTATGGTTTAGTTCCTGCTGATTTGTTTAATAAAGCAATTGGAGAAGATGAAGAAGTTGATGGGTACATAGAAGCTATTGTAGTTATTGCAAACAACGGCATTCTTTTAAAGGTAGAAGAAAATCCTTACATGATGCAAGATCGTCCAGTTATTGCATTTCCTTGGGATGTTGTTCCTAGTCGTTTCTGGGGACGTGGTATTTGTGAGAAAGGCTACAACGCTCAGAAAGCATTAGACACAGAACTACGTGCTCGTATTGATGCTCTTGCTTTAACAGTACATCCAATGCTTGCAGTTGACGCATCTCGTTTGCCTCGTGGTGCTAAAATGGAAGTGCGTCCGGGCAAAGCTATTTTGACCAATGGTAACCCTGCAGAAATTTTACAGCCGTTTAATTTTGGTAGACTTGATCCTAATACATTTAATCAATCTGCTACATTACAACAAATGGTTCAGCAGGCAACAGGTGCAATTGACGCGGCAGGAATTCCTGGGTCTATCAATGGAGATAGTACAGCCGCCGGGATTAGTATGTCGTTAGGCGCAATTATTAAACGGCATAAGCGAACTTTAATTAACTTCCAAGATTCATTCTTAATACCATTCGTTTATAAAACTGCTTATCGGTATATGCAATTTAATCCTGAGTTATACCCTGCAAAAGATTATAAATTTATTGCAAGCAGTTCATTAGGTATTATTGCGCGTGAGTATGAAGTGACGCAACTTGTACAACTTTTACAAACAATGTCACCTGAGTCGCCTTTGTATCCAGTGTTAATTGAATCGATTATTGATAATATGAACTTGTCAAATCGTGAACAATTAATTGAAATTATTCGCAAGGCAAGTCAACCAAACCCACAACAGCAACAACTACAAACTCAAGTTGCTCAAATGGAGATGGCACAGAAAGAAGCAACAATTCAAAATATTCAAGCACAAACAGCAGAGATTATGTCTCGTGTTGAACAAAATGCAATTGAAACACAGCTACTTCCACTAGATTCTGAAACTAAACGCATGGCTGTTATTGCAAAAGGTATTGAATCTGATACTGATAAAGAGTTTAAACAAACTGCAAAAGTTGCAGAACTTGTTTTAAAAGAGCGTGAAATTGAAAATAAGGCAACCCAATGATTACTAAACAAGAACTAGATAAAATCTTGACAGAACTTAACAAGATTCTAGCCAGTATGAATAAGCGTTTAGAAGTACTTGAAAATACCCGTACTGCAAAAGTAACAAAAACTCTTGACAAATAAATAAAATTGTGGTATAATAATTGCATGTATTACAGGAGAAACTCTATTGAGTCCTGAAGAAGAAAAGTATTATGAAAATTATCTTGACTTATTTTTACATCCGGGTTGGAAACAATTTGTAGAAGAAGCTCAAGAAACTCTTGATACACAGATTATTGAAGATATTAAGAGTGAAAAAGAATTATTCCATTTGCAAGGACAACGTACAGCATTATTAAACATCGTGCGCTTTGAGACTGGAATAAAAAATGCATTTGATATGGAGTCTGAGAATGCTTAGGCGATATGATTTCAAATGTACCAACTGTCAACATATTGAAGAACAATGGGTAGATTCATCTGATGAGTTTGCTACTTGTCCCCAATGTGGTGACACCGCACAGCGGATAATCTCTAGTGTCCGAACACATTTCAAAGGTACAGGTTGGCCTGATGCCGATGATGCGTGGGCTAAGGATCACGAGAGAGCCGCTAGACAATAACATATCCATAATGCTACGGCACGGAGTTTAACAATATGGCACGTTTTTTAGA